TGCTTCCCCCAAACCAGCTGCAAAACCTAAAACCCAAGCAAAGCCAGCGGCAAAGCCTAAACAACCTCAACGAGGGTTTGATCTGGGTCGTTTCATCCAACAAGCAGGTGGACAAGCTGTTGAAACACTTAAAGGTGCTGCAAAAGCTGGTGTTACTAACTTCCTTGCTGGCCCTCTTGCACCGTTTGTGCAGCTTGGACAGCAGGCTACGCAACTAGGTCAGACAAAGATTCCTGGTACCCAAGCAACTGTTGGTGGTGAACTGCGTCGTGTTGGAGCAGAAACAGCCCGTCAAGTTGTAAACGCTCCTATTGCTGCTGCTGAACAGATAGGTGCTTTGACTCAAGGTGTAGACCTTGGCAGTGCTATTGCTGGTGGTCCTATGGGCGGTGGTCCATCTGTAGAGACCAACCCTGAACTAGTAGAACAACGTCAGAATAACGCTGTAGCAGCCCTAGAAGCCCTCCAGAAGACTGGGAGGACCCCTGAAGGCTTTAGCTACGGTATCAAGCCTTCTGTGCCCCTCCTGGGTCCTGTATTCAGCGATGACAGCGAGTTTGTTAAGCGCTACGTCAAACCAGCCACTGCTCTAGGTCAACTAGCAGCCTCTACAGCAGCTGCAATGCTGTTTGATAAAGGTGTCAGCACTCTGGTTAAAGGACCTTCTGCCATCTCAACAACTGGTAAAGGTCTTCAAGAAATCTGGAAAACGAAAGATATCAAAGCTGGTCTAGAGACCACTGCTCGGTTCCTAGTTAATGAGGTGTTACCTAACACCCTTCAGGATGCGATGTTCTTTATGCCTCAACCTCCTGCAAAGATGCAAAAGGAGTTTGAGCGAGTCCAACAACTTCAAACACCTGAAGAGCGTATTGCTGCTGCAAAGATTGTTCGGGCTACATCGAAGGAAGAATTTAACTACGCCTTTGAACAACTCAAGAACACTGCTGGTGGTGCTGTAGCTCTTACTGGTCTTCGTGGAGCGTTTTGGGCTGCTAATCGCTTCATGAGTAAAGCGACAAGTGGTATCCCTGCTCAGCAAGCCATGGAGGAGGCTCTAAACGATGCTGTACCTCTGGCTAAACAAGAACTGGAAGCTGATGGGTTCCAACGAGCCTATGAGCAGCGTGAAGAGCGTCTAGGTGCCGTTACGGCTGAGCTGTACCGCAAGATCGATGAGAACGTTGGGCAGATCTCTCAATCTGCTCGTAGCGGTGCTGAATCGTATTTAACTAAACAACAAGAAGCAGCTCTTGAAACAGAGAACCTGATTCAAAAGATTGATGAAGGATTTGCTGCTACACCTGCTGATGCAACAGAACTAGATAACGCAATTGGTAAGCTTCGGTCTGATCTTGCTGTTGAAACACCTGATCAAGTCCAAGGTAAGCGAGCAAACCTTCAAGCTCGTCTTGCTGAATATGAACGAGTGATGACCGAGGATCCTGATTGGATCAATAGGAGCACTGGTGCTGGTAAACGGGCTAGCAAGAACGCTACTAAGGTTCGTCGGGTTGTAGACGCAATTCAAAAGCTAGATGAACTGGATTCACTGGTAGCTCGTAGGGCTGAAGTAGAACAAGCACAACTCGGTCAGATTGAACGTCTTGCTGAGCTGGGTCGAGTTACTGAAAGTGCTTTTGATGCCTCTATTGGTTTCAAGAACGCTCTTACCGATGCTCGTATTCTTGTCGATGCTCTCGATGAACTGGATACAGAACGTATTGCACTTCTGGAGGCTCGTAACAACCAACTGTTTGCTGAAAACCGTCTAGATGAAATCAATAGTGATTTCTCTTTGAACGATGCGTTTGGTGAGGCTTACGGTGAGCTCAAGGATATTTTGAACGCTGCTGAAGCTGCTGTTGCTTCTGAGAACTTGAACCCTGAGTTCATGCGGACTTTTGTTCAGCGTGTTGAAGGCATCCAGAACAAAGTCATTGAGAACGGTGGTCTAGCACCTACGGTTCCTGAGATGCCTGAGGGCCTTCAGATGCCTCCTGCAGAGGCTGTAGATGAGGCTGTAGCGATTCCTAAGCAGGAACCTCCTGTGCAGAATCAGGTGCCTATGACGGTTGATGAAGCTGGTGAGATCAAGATTGATACTGATGAACTAGCTGTACGTCGTGTTGCTAACGAAACTCCTGGCGATGAACCAGCTGTTACGGTTCGTGAGACTGTTCAAGAGATCAACAAAGATCGTGGTGAGTTCCAAGATCCGACTGCTACTAAAGAAGATCTTGATAACTTCTTGAACGGCTTTGATCAAACCCTTGCTAAGCAACAAGAACTGATTAAATCTGACATTGAAAACGGTACTGATCTAGCTGAAGACGCTACTGAGATCTACACAACAAACGCAGTTAAATACACATCTAATCTTGAAAACGCTGCTGCTGTTAAAGCTGCTGTAGACCTGCTTGAGACTCGTAAACCACTACTTCCTACCCAATACGGTATTGCACTGCGTAAGCTTGCCTCGATGCTTGGTGGTAACACTACCCTTACTAAGCTGGCTGCTTTGGCTGAAGGAGAGAAGCTAGGTAAAGACGTTTCCAAGAATCTGAACAAGATTATGGTCGTCACCTCGTTGCTTGATGACAGCGCTCTGAACGCTCTTAAATCAGCACGAGATCTTAGGCAGATCTTGAAAGGTCAAGAAGTACAAGACCTTGATCGTGTGTCTGCTCTTGTACGGTTCCAAGATAACTACAAAGTGTTGATGGCAAACGTTAAAGCCATTAACGCTCAGTTTGAAGGCTTTGGTAACGCTCTCAGGCTGTTTGATCGTCGTAACCGTCTTGGGTTTTCTACCACTGATCCGAAGCAACTGTTCAGTGAAGCAAACCGACAGCTAGCTGGTTTTGGTGACTCTGCTCAGTTTGCTGAAGATATGAGTGTTGCAGCTCGTGAAGCTCAGGCAGAGCTAGACAACACAATGGGTAACTTCTTCAAAAAGGTTGAGTCTGGTGAAGACCTGACCGATGAAGAAATGGAAGGTATGGAACGTCTTGTGGAGAAACTTTATGAAACTCAAGGCGACCTTACCAAAATCAATCAACTTGAAATTACTGGTGATGCAGTTCTTGCTCGCCTTCAAGTTGGTTCTCCACTATCTAACCCTGCAACCGTTTTCTCGATTCCTATTCAAGGTATCCCTGAAGCTGCACTGCAAGTCACTGGTCAAGCAGCTAGTAACGTTTTGACTGGTACAGCAGCCAAGTTCCTTGGACAGACTCAGCTAGCTACTGAAAGCTTCCAACAAGCCAAGCTTGAGATGGATACGTTGCTGATGCTGCGTCACGCCATTGGAGATGCCCTTGACGCGACTTATAACCGCTTTGTATTTGGTCGTTCTATTACTGACCCTGCACAAGCTGCAGAGGCTGCTTACGAGCTTCAGAAGTCTGCTGGGTTGCGTCGGGAAGAAGCTATCGCTCAAGACCTCGCTGCTACCAAAATTAAGACTCCGTTCTTTAATTACGTCATTGAACGTGGTGAAGAGAACCCAGAGATCTTTGACACCCTCAACAAGAGTCGTGTGTTGATGAAGGTGTTCCACGATTACTTCATGCCTGGTGAAGCGTGGAATAAGCGTAGTCTGCTTGGTAAAGGTCTTGGACTTACTACAACCAGCCTTCGTGGAATGGGTCTTGGTAAAACCAGTTATTACCCTGGCGGTGAAAACGTAAACCTTTCAATCTTCGGACAGCTCTCTGCTACTGCTGACGAACTCAGTACAGCACTGTTTGCTAATGCCCGTGTTCGTGCTTTGGCGATTCGTGATGTAGATGAAAAGATAGCTGCTGGTACGTTGGATCCTGCAGATCGTGCAGATGAAATTGCAAGGTATTTGAATAAAGAATTTAATTCTCTTTACAAGCCAGTCAAGGTTGGTTTTGATCAAACCACAATTGGTTATTCAGTGCTTGATAATCAGATCCTTGGTCTCACTAGGGCTGTAAACCTAACTGAAGAACTTACTGGACCTCTTCAAGACATTGAAGGAGCCATCAACAAGCTTCGTCAATCTAATAACCCAGTAGCTGCTGCTTTTGGGCGAGACATTTTCCCATTCCTTGTCTCTCCCCTTAACGGCATTAAACGAGCAGCAATGATTGCTTCTGGTGGTGAGGTTGCTCAACTTGGCCTTGATGTTGCCCGTCTTGGCTTTAAAACACTTCCTGAAAAGGTACTTGATACTTTCCCGCCAAAATGGAAACAAGGTATTACTGATTTTGAAAGTAAGTATTTCAGTGATGACATCGCCGTTCGTACCAAAGCTCAAGGTGCTTTAGCTCTTGCTATTGGTCTCCAAACTCTTGCGTTTTTCCACGTCAGGGATGGTAATCAAGACATTACTGGTGGTCTTGAAAACACCTATCGAGAAACTGCAGGTGCTGTAGACGCTTACACCATGAAGGTTGGAGATATGCGGGTTCCTTACCGCTACCTCCCTCTCTACGGGAATACCTTGGCGTTCCAAGCAACGATGAGAGATCTTTACGAATTTGGTAAGGTTGAAAACTTTAATATGATGGCTCTTTCTGTTGCTGCTCTTGCTAACTACATTTTGGAAACTCCAGCCATTGCTGGTTTAGATCGAGTTATCAAAGCTGTTACATCTGCTGGTACTGGCGACATTAGCCGTCTTCAGCGTGTACTTGCTGACAGTGTTAGTAAAGTAAGCGATCCTTACCTCAACCTTCGTAAAGTTATTGCACAAGGTATTGATCCTCGTAAACCAGCAAGTCCGATTACACGCCTTGTTCAACGTGATTGGGTTAAGCGTGGAACAACAAAAGAAGGGTTTACTCAATCTGATCTTATAAACGCAGCTCTTGATACTGGTTTTGGTACCTTTGGTGTTGCTGTTGAGTACAGCCCTCTTGGTTACCTAGCTGATGCAATTGTGAAAGTTGCAGGAGTTGAACCAGAAGCTCGTTCTCGTAAAGCCCTTTGGTACGGCAAACCAGGCGAAACGATCAACGCTAACCACGCTGGTAAGTGGTATCCCTTGCAAGCTGTCCTAGGTCGTTACTGGCCGTTCCCAGACAAGCTTGACGGTGATCCGGTAGCTAAGGAGATGGTTTATAACCTTATTGCTCCTCCTAGGACCTCTCTTTATAACAGCGATGGAGTTGGCATTAACGAAACTATTCTTAATGATTTTAACCACTTCCTGAACTCTGAATTTGAATACAGAGATCCAGTAACTAACAAAACTCATAAAGGCATTTACAGCGCTGTTAAAGACCTAATTAAATCTCCTATTTACACTCAACATCCCTCTGTAGATAGCCCATTTAAGATGACCGTAGGACCCTTTGGTGTTCCTGTTGCTCAGGCTGATTGGGATCGAGACAACAATATGAGACGTACTCTTTTAAGCGATTATGTTCGTACACTGGTGGATATTGCCAAAGAAGAATTTCTAATGGGCACTATTCCAGGTCAACGTTACAAAATGCCTGAGGACATGAAACAGTTCATCTTAAATCAACGCCAGACCGGAGGTGCTCAGTAATGGCTTACGCTTCTGTAACTTATACCAGTGCTTCTGGTACCACTTTTGCTCTCACTAACAACAGTGGAGATCCAATTGAATACCTGCGTCAAGCAGATATTGCTGTTTATGTAAATGGTGCTCTTATAACTCAAGGCACTGATTACACCTTTAACACAGCAGGAACTTCAATTATCTTGTCTGTGGCTGTTTCTGGTGCCACTGTTCTTATTCAAAGGACTACCAGTATTGACGATAATGTTGTTACTTACACACCAGGATCTACACTTACTGCTGCTGATTTAAACAACGCTTCTAACCAAAACCTTTACGCTCTTCAAGAGTTTCGAGATACTTACGGAGCTCTTCTTGGTGGTAGCGGCGATCTAAGCGATCAGGCTTCAATTATTGGTTCTGGTGAAGTTTGGTCTTCAAACAACTCTCAATGGGCTACAACTGCTGCAACCGATAATCGTATTGATAGCAAAATTGATACGGCTTTAATTACTGATGTTGTAGCTGGTACTGATATCAGTATTGCTGACAACACACCTAGTAGCGGTCAAATTACCATTGCTCATAACGTTACTGGTGCTAATACCACCGTTAACAATAGCGATGGAACTGTTCTTCAAGACATTACAGTAACGGCTCAAGGTCACGTTACCTCTGTTGGTTCCTACAACCTTGATAACCGTTATTACACCGAAACAGAACTTGATAACGGTCAATTAGATACTCGGTATTACACCGAAACAGAAGCTGATAACCGTTTTGTAAACATTACTGATGCTGAATCTATTGATGGTGTAAAAACTTTTACTAGTAGCCCTATTGTTCCAACTCCAACTACAGATTATCAAGCAGCAACTAAGGTTTATGTTGACGCTAATTTTTGGAACAAAACTTCAGAAACCATTGATGGTACTGAATCTTGGGTAAGTAACAACACTACTGTTCCAACTACTCAAGCTGTTAACGGTCGAATTATTGACCTACTCAACGACATTGGGTCCTACGTTGTTGTAGCTACTGAAATTACATTCCCTAATAGCGGTGTAGTTGATGGTGGTGGCTCTCCTGATGCTGGTGTTCTTGTTGAAGTTACAGACGCTTCTGGTCTTACTTGGACTAGTGGTACTTCAACTAACGCAACAACTACTAACGGTACCGCAGTAACGATTACTGGAATTACTGGTACTGGTCCGCTTAACTCAGGTGGTATGCAAGTGCTGTCTACAAGCACTCTTCATACTTATACCTTTGTTAAATGGACCCTGACTTCTAGCGTTGCTCAGACTATTTCTGACAACATTAATGAAATTCTTCAAGCAGATGATAACGCTGCTGCTGCAGCTGCTTCTGCTTCTGCTGCTGCTACTTCTGCCTCTAACGCTGCTACAAGCGCTTCTAACGCTGCTTCTAGTGCTTCTGCAGCCGCTACAAGTGCCACTAACGCTGCAAACAGTGCAACCACAGCTCAAAGCACAGTAACAACCTTACTTAGTCTTGATTATTTAGCTAATTGGGGTCAAATTACCGATCCCGTAGCTAGCAGTGCTGATTACGGTAGTCTTTAATTAAAGGAGTTTTTGCTAATGTCCACTCAAATTCAACGCCGTCGCGGTACCACAGCGGAACACGCTTCGTTTACTGGTGCCCTTGCTGAAACTACTATTGATACCGATAAAGATACAGTTGTAGTCCACGACGGTTCGACTGTTGGTGGTAACCCCTTGATGCGAGAAGATGGTGCTAACTCTGCACTTGCTCTTGGTTCTGCTGGTACCCCGTCTCTTAAATTTACCGGAGACCCCAACACCGGCATCTACTCCCCAGGGGCAGATCAAGTGGCGGTGAGCACGGGTGGCACAGAGAAGGCGCGTATTGATACATCAGGTCGCCTCTTACTTGGTACGTCTACTAGCCCTAGCTCGGGCAATGGTCAGTTTGCGCCTTTAGTAGTTCAGGGGTACATCGGCGGTTCAACTAGCCTCGCTTACTTATCTTTGCAGCGTGGTGAAGCAGCGAGTTCAATTACTGCTGATGAAGGCTTAGGCGCTATTACTTTTGGTGATAATGCCGGTAACACTTTCGCGCAAGTTGCGGCTGCGGCTGACGGAACCGCCGGATCGGGTGATTACCCAGGGAGATTAACGCTCTCCACTACTGCAGATGGGGCGAGTTCTCCGACGGAGCGGATGAGGATTGGACAAAATGGCAGTTTTGATATGCCTGGCGTCTACAACAACACCACCGCAAGCGCGGCAAATGTATTTGTTGCCAGTGGTGGCAGCATGGCGCGGTCTACGTCGTCGGCTAAATACAAAACAGATATTGAAACGATCCAGGATGTTTACGCGGATGCTCTCTTAAATTGTCGTCCTGTCTGGTATCGCTCAACTTGCGAAGCCGACAATCCCAGCTTTAGCTATTGGGGTTTTATTGCCGAAGAAGTCGCTGCCATTGACCCAAGGCTAGTTCACTGGAAAACGCTTGAAATTACTTACGACGAAAACGGTTCTCTAGTTAAAACTCCGTGCGAACCGGAGCCTGAAGGTGTTGCCTACGACCGCTTCGTGCCCCACCTGCTGAACTTGATCAAGCGGCAAGGTGAAGCCATCGCCGACCTTCAAGCTGAAGTATCAGCACTCAAAGGCGCGTAGTCCCCTTCTCTACTGACCCCGGCTAAACCCTGATAATGTGGTAGGGCAGCGAGTTCTCACCTCCTGCCCCCGGCCACAGTTCCCTAGAAACCATGACCCACGAATACTACAACCCAAGCGAAGGTATCTACCAGCACTACGCCTGGGCCAAAAACGGCAAAGTCCTGCTGTGCAACGACTCCGATGGTGAGTACGAGCAAGTCTTCGGCAACCGAGAGGAGCTTCACCGCTTCATTGAGCACCTTCAGGAAGTAGCCGACAAGGCTTGGCCTGATCATGATCTCTGCGTTGACATTGCAGAAACGCTTGAACGGTTGCAAGAGATCAATCCTGAACAGTACGCCTGGTGGTACAGCAAGCTCTATCCCACTGACAACCCGCCCGGTGATGAGTGGACCAGTTACACACTTGCGACCCTGCGGAACCTTGTCCGCTGGAAGGGATACTGCGAAGCCAGCCTTGACCTGAGCAATCAGGACGATATTGGCGAGGCAGGAGCTATTGCAGCTCTGGATAAGCTTTACGCCAACAACAACGAAGGCATGAAACGCCTTGCTGACAGCTAATAAACTTTGACGCTACTCACCTTCACCACTAAACTATCCAAAGCCAACATCAAACAATGACTACTTTTACTTGGGCTATCGCCAACCTCGAACGCGAGACTGATGACGGTTTTGTGTTTACTGCTCACTACACCGTTAACGCTGCTGACGATACCTATTCCAGCGGTGCTTATGGCAGTATCGGGTTCCAGCGTCCCGACAACCTGATTCCGTTTGCTGATCTTACCCAAGAGCTGGTAGTTGGTTGGGTTAAGGAAGCTATTGGTGGCGATGAAAAGGTTGCTGAGATCGAAGCAGCACTGCAAGCTCAACTGGATGAACAACGCAACCCCACTAAGGCTGCTGGAGTGCCGTGGTAAAGAAGACTCTTAACGGCAAACCAGTCCGTCTTCAAGCTAAGCCAAAGCAAACGACTCAAGGTTGTAGTAAAAACAGTAAACCTAAGAAGGGTCAAAAGGCTTATCGAGGTCAGGGTCGTTAAAAGCTGGATGTGAGAGCTCGATAAACCAACCGGGCTCTCCAAAAACACCATTTTCTTTAAATTCTGCTTGCGGCTGAGGTTCTAACTCTTCAGCCGCTTTGTGGTATTTAAAAATTTCAGAATTTAAGTTTGCTTTTGTTTTAGCTTCTCTCCAAAGCTCAAGTAACCAATCAAGAACGTATTGAATAAGCTGGTTAAAGAGTTTTGTAATTTCCATGCCGTTTGAATCCGACAAGCAACGTAAGTATCTCTACGCTAATAAACCTGAAGTTGCTAAACAGCTAGCGAAACACAACAGCTCAAAAAGTGGCAAGATGAAGAAAGGTTATAAAACCAAGTAATCCCATGCCAATCAAACGCGGAGGACAAACCCGTAGTAACGCGGGTCGCTACGCTCCTGAAGGTCAAGGTGCTACTCAGCGAGGTGGCCGCACTCAGACTCCTAGTGGCCGCTCTCGTCCCACTCAAACGGCTCGTCTTCCTCGGGCCAATATGCCAGGCACTGTGACTGCTACAGGGGCCGCTAGGACCGCTGCAGGGGCTGCTGGTGGCGGCATGATGAGTCGGTTGGCTATGTTCATCCCTCACGTTGCTGCGGCAGCTGCTGGGTTGTCTGCTAACAACACTGGTGATGGCACCCTTGAAGCCGCTAGAAAGCGTGGAGATTACAAGCCCTCTCAAAACGTCCCTAACCCTCAAGAGGGCATGACGCGGGCTGAGTCGTTTGACCAAGCGTTTTCTAAAGCTCGTAACGCTGGTGAGAAGAGCTTTAACTGGCGTGGTCGAACCTACACCACCAAGATGAAGGGTAAATGATCATGGCTAAAGGACCCTGTTGGAAGGGCTACGAGATGGTTGGTACTAAGAAGAAAGGTACCAAGAATGTTCCTAATTGTGTACCCAAAGGTAAATAATTATGCCTTCTTTTGAAATCAAACGTGACGGTCAAAAACCTAGCGGTGGTGGACCTGATCTTCCTTCAATCAAAGAGACCAAACCTCTGCCTCGTGGACACCAGTATCGTCCTGGCTCTATTGATGTAAAAGCTGTCCGTCTTGCTTACAAGATGAAGAAAGGCTTTGGCGGGATGAGTTAGTAATGGATCCTTCGTTTCTTCTCTCCCTTGTCCTAGGTGCTGCCAGTGTCGGTGGTGGTGTTTTTGCTTGGTCTCACAAAAGGCATATGGAGCTTGATCGCCGCATCGATACGGTTGAGATGACGATTCACAAAGAGTTTGTTAGAAAGGACGAGCTCATGCCGATGATGGATCGGATCGATAAACAGATCCAACACATCGACGAAAAACTCGACCGGATCTTGCTCAATGGCCGACATCTCTCTTCGTGACGTAGCTAAGTATTACAGCAATCAAGAACATCAAAACTTTGCTTTGGATTTCCTGCAGGATCAGATTCCTCCAGGGACCTTGGCAAAGTTTTCTGATTTATGGCGATCTGGTCCCAAGAACAACATCCCAAGTAACGGCTCGTGGGACGGTGTAGTACAGATTGCTCGTGAAGCTGGAGCAAAGTATCCAGAGCTAGTTGCTGCTCAGTGGGCTTTGGAAAGTAACTGGGGACAACACACATCTGGTATCCATAATTACTTTGGACTTAAGGGAGCTGGTAAATCTGTAGAAACTACTGAATATATCAACGGTAAACCTGTTGTTATTAAAGACGCTTTTATTAACTTCTCTTCACTTCAAGAATGCGTTGAATACCTTGTTGATCGTTGGTACAAGGATTACAAACAATACAAAGGTATAAATAACGCTAAAACAGTTACATCAGCTGCTCAACAACTTCAGGTACAGGGCTACGCAACTGACCCTCGGTATGCAAATAAACTAATTTCAATTCTTAACCGTCAAACTAATAAACCTCAAATACAACAAACAGGTGTGTTGTTAAAGGTTCCGTATGAGTATCAATTAGATAACAAATCAGGTACTGGCTATCGAGAGTGTTTTAGCTCTAGCTGTGCCATGGTGGCTGATTATTACGGCAAGGTAAAAACTGACGATGAATACAACAAGATTCGTCAACGGTACGGTGATTCAACTTCTATAGACGTTCAGATTAAAACTCTTAAGCACCTTGGACTAGACGCTAAATTTGTCCGGAGTGGCACCCCAGAGCTCCTACAACGCGAGTTACACGCTGGTCGGCCTGTAGTAGTCGGATGGCTCCACAAAGGCCCTGTAGGCGCTCCTAGCGGCTCTGGGCACTATAGTGTCGTCATTGGCTATACAGACGGTGCTTGGATACATCACGACCCTAACGGTGAGGCCGACATGGTGCGTGGTGGCTACGTCAATCACTCAAAAGGTGAAGGCGTTGCTTACAGCCAGAAAAACTGGAACAAAAGGTGGCTTGTTGAAGGACCAGGATCCGGTTGGGCTATTTTGATCAAGAACCCTAGCTAGGTACCTTTATGAATCTCACTGATCCCCATGTGCAAGCCTCTTTGTGGGCTCTTGCTTTTGTAATTTCTGAGTTGGTTGGTGCTTCAAAACTTAAAGAAAACAGCCTCGTACAATTGGGGTTGAAACTGTTCCGTATTGTTCATGGCAGCCTCTCCAAAAAAGTCTCTAAATAAGACTGACGGGCTTGCGTCAGAAGATGATCTTTATAGTCTTCACCGTTTGGTAGCTACCAAGCTGATTGATCAACTCAATCGTGATGACGTAAAAGCTTCTGACCTAGCTAACGCTATTAAGTTCCTGAAAGACCAAGGTATCACTGCTCTTAACGGTGGTGATATGTCGGCTATTTCCGAGATGATTTCTTCTCTCCCGGAAGTCGATATCAAGAAGGTTCGGTCTTATATTGGTGCTTAGGAACTAAACCCTCCTATATGTACCAAGCAGAGCCCTCGGTATGGTGATTCATTCGCCATCCGGGGGCTTTGTCTATTTGACACCAGAGGCTGCTATGGCAAATCTTCAAGCCCTCCAGCGTCGTGAAGCAGTAAAGCAATGGAGACAATCAATTAAAGATGCGTTTGGTTGTCAATGTGCTTACTGCGGTGCCAAAGATCAAGAGTTAACACTGGATCATATTCATCCCAAAACTAAAGGTGGAGAGGATCTAGCCACCAACATTGTTCCTGCTTGTCGTAAGTGCAACCACGAAAAGGGTAGTTCTAACTGGAAAACTTGGTTTAAACAGCGCCCTGAGTATTGTGAGAGGCGTGAACGGGTTATTGACCAATGGATGAACTACCTCCTATGCCCTGTTTCGAGTTATCCATAGAACAGCAGCTACGGCTTGAACAGGTACGACGGGACATTCCAAACGCCTCTCGGGAAGACCTAGAGAAGATGCTGTTTGAATTTCTAAAGATGACCGTGATCCTGCAGAATAACTTGAGCCAAATGTTCAAGTGGGCCGTCAATGCCAAGATCAAGCAAACAGACTGAACAGATTATTAAGGAAGCTGCAGAGTCGTTTCCTGTTTTTGCAACCTATCTCTGGGACTACCTAAAGCTTCCTAGCCCTACTCCTGTTCAGTACCAAGTAGCTGACTACCTTCAAACCGGCCCTAACCGACGCATCATCATGGCGTATCGGGGTTGTGGTAAATCGTTCCTAACGGCTGGTTATGTGCTGTGGAG